ACATCAAAGAAATCTGCGAATTTTTTTAATAAATCAGTTTCTGGCATTTGTTTATTGTTTTCATATCTACTAATAGAACTCTTTTGAAGTAGAAATTTTTGCGCCAATTCATCCTGTGTTAACATTTTCTTTTTTCTCTCGTTCTTAAAACGTTCACCAAAAGTATTCATATAAACCAACCTCCTTTTACTTCTATTATACTTAAAGTTGTCTTAAAATAAATAAAAATTGCTTAATAGGAAACTTTTTTTAAAAATAGTGTTGACAAGTTGTTTTTAATGCAATATTATATAAACATAAAGTTGTTCTAAAGACAACATTAAAATAATATAATATTAGATTAGAGGTGAAATATATGACTAAAGAGCTTAAAAAACTTAGAATTGACTTTAATTTAACTCAACGTGATGTAGCTGCTTTCTTAGGTTTTGATTCAACTTCTTCTTATACAAGAAGAGAAAACGGAGAAATAGATTTTTCTCAATCTGAAATAAAGAAGTTGACAAAATTATTTAAACTAAATAGTACTAGAGCAGCAGAAATTTTTTTAACTTAAAGGTTGCGTTAAAAACAACATAATCGCTTATTTAAGTTTAACAGATTAAAAATACAAAAACACTAGGAGGTTATTGACAGATGAAGAAAGTTTTGACTGTAAAAGATATCCAAGACATATTAGGAGTGTGTGATAAAACTGCATATGGCCTAATAAGACAAGCTATAGCAACAGGAATGTTCAAAGTTATAAAAATTGGAAGGTTATATAAGATTCCTACAAAATCATTTTTAGATTGGTTAGATGAACAAGAGTAAATAGGGGGTGTGATAATGGCAGTTACTTGGATTCTGAAAATTTATTGTAATTTAATCAGAACAGATGAAGCTGAAAATAGTTGGGATGAATATTTTAAGTTTCAAAAAGAAGTTTTACAAAAGATAAGTGAAAATAAGGGGGAATAAACAAATGAAAAATAGGTTATTAGTAAAAATCAAATCAGATTCAACTAAAAAAGAAATCAGATACAAAACTGATAGAAATTTGCAACAAGAGTTAACACATTTAAGATTTAGAAATGCAGAAATAGTTCAAGCAAAACATTACAATGAAACTCAAAGTTTTGGTAAATGTAAGAAACTAATTGTTATAACTAAATAATTTAGGGGAGGGAATAGATATGGGAAACAGTGATTTATACAATAGTTACAAATTTATGGAGAGTAATGAAGGACAAGCAGTAACAATGACAAGTTTAGAGGTAGTTGAGTTAATAAACAAATTCAGAGAAGAAGAAGGCAATGAAACAGAAAAAAGACATGATGATTTTTTAAGAAGTGTAAGAAAAGAACTTGAAACACTTGTCAATGCAGGAATAGATAGCGACCGAAATTTTACGGTGGCTACATACCAAGATAAACAAGGAAAACAAAGAAAATGTTATCACATGACTAAAGCCGGAATAATGCAGATGCTTAATAAAGAATCAGCTTTGGTTAGATATAAAACTCAACAGTATATAGAAGCTTTAGAAAAAGAGTTAAATAAACCTAAACAGCTATCACCTATGGAACTTTTAAAATTACAATACAAAGCACTAGAAGAACATGAGCAAAAGATAGACCAAGTAAAGCATGAACTAGATGATTATATAGACAATGCTCCATTGTTCCAGGTTGATTGCAAGGAAGTACAAGCAGAGGTTAAAAGAAAAGGTACAAAAGTACTAGGAGGATATCGTTCACCAGCATACTTAGATAATTCTTTAAGAGGTAAGGTATATGCAGATATTCAAAGAGAGCTAAAAAGACAGTTTGGAGTTAATAGATATGAAGCAATAAAAAGAAAAGATTATGAAAAAGCATTAATTATTATAAGCAACTATGAAGCTCCTTTTAAGTTACAAGGTGATATAGAACTTAAAAACTCTCAAATAGGATTAGAACTTGAAAAGGTAGGTGCAACTAATGAGTAATCAAATAGACTTTTGGAAAGAGGATAGAGAAACATTATTCAAAAGAGCAGTAGAAAATATCATAGATGTATCAGATATGCATTCATACAAAGAAGGTTCTTTAGTAGAAGTAGGTAGTGGATTTACAGAGGGTGACTTTGTTATGACTGATATAGAAAACAACTACATATCAGTTTATGAAAACTATAAAGAAGTTTTAAGAATTGATAAAAATAGCAATGCACTAGTTATGATAAATGAAATTCTTAAGGAGGATAAATAAATGAATATTGGAGGATGGGCATTCAAAGAAAATGGAGATGAAATAAGGGATAAAAGATATAGAAGATATAAAGAACTTAATAAAGAAGATTTCGAAATATTAAATATCAGAAATGGTTATGCACGAAAAGAGTATGAAGTTGTAGTAAAAAATAAAGATTTATCTTATTTGGATATGCTTTTATATTGTGATAGTGGAAATACATGTTTTGGAGGATGTGTTGGAAGTTCAAACAAAACAGATGAGCAAGGTAATTCAATATATATAGTAACGGTTTATACAGATTAAGGAGGTTTAATATGGACTGGTTAAATCAAGATGTTGTAATTGAAAAAATACAAAACAAAATAAATAATCTTAGAAATGCATCGTATATAGCAGAAAAGGGCAAAGAAGCAATAATACAAAATAGTAAAGCTGGTATTGAAAAATATACAGAGTTCAAGATTAGAGCAGTTGATTATACTAGATTTGCAGATTTTCTAGAAGAAATATTGCTGGATATTAATTGTATGAAAGAAGAAGAAATAAAGCAACTTGAAGAAGCAGAACAAGATCTAAAAGAAAAAAGATATGAAGCTTATATATAAAAATAGAACCTACGGCAATAGGTCCTATTTAGAGAAAAAGTTAAAGCAATTAGAAAATTACTTTTATTTTATTATACCAAAGAAGGTGTGATTTTAGAACATGAAAATAAATGATTTGTTTAGATTTGCAGATAAAGCTATAAGACAATCAGAGGATTGTTTTGAAAATAAATTGTTTTGCGCACAGATGATGTCAACTCATACTTGTGCAGTAGATAGCAAATATGGTTATCTTGATGGAGCTAAGGATTGTTTAGAAAGTTATAAACCTATTGAGGAATTAGAAGGATACATTAATGAGTTTGAAACATCACAAGAGATAATAGATGAATATGATAGGGCGTATATAAGTGCTTATAGAGATTATATAAAACAAGAATCGTTAAAGAAGGAGAGTGTGACTAATGAGTAATAATGCATTACAACTAGCAACTTATACACTAGATGGAGGACAAGTCCTTACAGCTGATACAGTAAAGAATTACCTTGTTAATGGCGGTGGAAATGTATCAGACCAGGAAGTGTTAATGTTCATAGAGTTATGTAAGGCTCAAGGATTAAATCCTTTTGTAAGAGATGCTTATTTAATTAAATATAAGAGTAAAAATCCACAATTCGATACACCAGCAACAACAATAGTAGGTAAAGATTTTTTCATAAAAAAAGCAAATGAAAACCCAGCATTTGAAGGAATGAAAGCTGGAATAGTAGTTGTAGATAAAGAAAATCAAATACATGAGAGAGAGGGTTCTCTTAAATTACCAGGAGAAACGATTGTCGGTGGATGGTGTGAAGTATATAGGAGTGATAGAAAAGTACCTACAAAAGCAATAGTTGCCTATGAGGAATATGTTCAAAAGAAGGGCAATGGAGAAGTGAATAGTATGTGGTCCAGTAAACCAGGAACTATGATTAGAAAAGTTGCACAATCTCAAGCATTGAGAGAAGCTTTTCCAAATGAGCTTAGAGGATTATATCAACAAGAGGAAATGGGAGTAGATACAAAGTTACCACAAAAAGAAGTAAGAGTTGGTTATGCTACAGCAGGGCAAAAGCAAGGAATTATGAAAATGGCTAGTTTAAAAGGTCTATATGATTATAACGATAAAAAGAATGTAGATAAATTAAAATCATTCTGTGAAAGCAATGGTTATGATCTTGAAAATCTTAAATATGAAGAGGTTGAAGAGTTAATAAGTTTACTTGCTAATTATGAACCTAAGCAACAAGAAGATATACAAGATGTAGAGTTTACAGAAGTAAGCGAAAATACAAACGAAAATATAGAAGGACAAGTTAGCTTATTATAGGAGGGATTAAATTCCCTTCTAATAGCAAAAGACAAAGAAGGTGAGAATATGGCAGATAACAAGAAATACTACTATCTAAAATTAGTAGACAACTTCTACGATAGGGATGAAATGATAATGCTTGAAAGTATGCCAGATGGATATATGTATTCAAATATACTTTTAAAACTATATCTTAGAAGTTTAAAAAATGAAGGAAAATTACTTTTTAATGATAGGATTCCATATAATTCCACAATGTTGGCAAATATTACTAGGTTTCCAGTAGGAGTTATAGAAAAAGCTTTAAAAATTTTCCTTGAATTGGGATTAATAGAAATACTTGATAATGGTGCTATTTATATGCTTGATATTCAAAACTTTATTGGAAAATCAACGACTGAAGCTGATAGAAAAAGAGACTATAGGAAAAGAATTGAAGATGAAAAACTTAAGTTGGGACAAATGTCCGGACAAATCTCCGACAAATCTACACTAGAGACAGAGCAAGATATAGAGACAAAGACAGAGTTAGATTTAAAGACAGAGTTAAAGCAAGAGATAAAGCTAGAGCAACAACAAGATATAGAAAGAAAAGATGTTGTTGGTTTGGTTAGTATATATTTTCCTTATTTAAATGAAAAAGATTTAAACACTATTACAAATGAATTTTTAAAAACTAATAAGGATCTATACTATTTATCGGAAAAACTTATATTAACAACAGATGCTAGCAACATAGAAAATAAAGTAGGCTATCTTTTAAAAGCAATTAAGGAAGATTATCAAATGAGATATGTAACATCACTAGAGAATTTAGTAGCAGTATGGGAACAGGAACTTCTAGAAAAACCAAATAACCCTATCATTGCTGATAAGGTTAAATACTATAGATTCAAATGTGAAAATAACTGTTAATTTGTTAATAGTATATGTAGTTTGAAATAAATTATTCCAGGGGATTTTTCTCCTGGACCATATAGGGGGAGATATTATGAGTGGTAAGGCTAGGCATGCAGTAAGAATGTCAAATCTTTTAGAAAAATCACATCATGTAAAAATAGAAAGCATAGATGATCCAACACTTATCAATTATCTTAGATTAGCAGAAGTAATATTAACACCAGAACCTAGGAAAATGAGTTATTACCTTACAGATTTAGAAAATTCAGAAGAAGCAGATAAAAGAATGCATGAAATAGAAGAAGAAAGAAAAAAAGGCAATATAACAAAAGCACAAATGATAAAAATGAATGAAGATAATAAAAAGTATGATGACATTATAAGAAAAAAGATAGAACAATATAAAAAAAGACAAGAGAACAATAACCAAGTCAGAAATATAAAGCCAATAAAAGTGACTAATCCAGCAGCAGGCACAGAAGAGATATATTCATCAATAAAAGAATTTGCAGAAGAGTATGGATATAAACCTAAAAGTGTATCAAGTGCATTCTTTTATCAAAAGGCAAATACCATACAATTCAAAGGCTTAATAATTCAAAAATTAAAATAAAGGGTGAAAACGAATGAAAAAGATAGTTGGTGGAAAAGAGAAGGCTTGTGGTTGCTGCGGCGGTACAGTAGTGTACTTGCAAGTTAAAAGACTAGGAATTGTATCACAGTGCAGGGAATGCGGATCAATGACTAATGGAAGAGCAAAAGATGAATTCAAAATATATACTTATTCGGAGGATAGATAATGTATGAATTAATGGAAGAATTTGAAGAGCTGGTTGATAAAGCTTTAAATTTATCAGTAGAAGAGTTCGAAAAATTTAAAGAACAAATAATAGAAAGGCTTAGTGAAATAGATTAAGGGGGAAATATGAAAAATGGTTGATAGAAAATGGACCAAACAAGAAGAAGAATATCTATCAGAAAAATATGGTTCGGTATCTATTGGGCATATAGCAAAAAAATTAAATAGAACAGAATCATCAATATTAAATAAAAGACAGAGAATGAAGTTAGGTGCATATCTTGAAAATGGATATTATGTAACATTAAGACAATTATTAGAAGCTTTAGGACTAGAAGGAGGGTATTCTTACAAGAATATATCATGGATAAAAAATAGAGGTTTTCCTGTTATAAATAAAAAGGTAAATAAGTGCAGTTTCAAAGTTGTGAACTTAGAGGACTTTTGGAAATGGGCAGAAGAAAATCAACAATTCTTAGATTTTTCTAACTTTGAAAAACATGCACTAGGAGCAGAGCCTAGTTGGGTACAAAAGAAAAGAGAATATGACATACAATTCAAATCTAATATTAGATTAACACCATGGACACAAAAGGAAGATGAATATTTAAAGTTCTTACTAAATCAATATCAATACACGATAAAAGAAATATCACAAAAAATGAACAGAAGTGAAGGTGCAATACAAAAGAGAATAGAGTACTTAGGAATAATGCAAAGACCGGTTAAAGCATACAATCATACATTTTGGACTGATGAAGAATATAAAACATTAAAAGAAATGATATTACAAGGTGCTAACTATGAAAATATATCTCTAAAACTTGATAAAAGAGGTTCTAAGGCTATTAGAGGACTTATATATAGACTTTATGGAACTGAAAGTTTGGATAAGGTTAGAGCAAAAATAAAAGAAGAAGGTAAAATGAGAAGGCCAAAAGTTATTAGGAGGAATAGAATAAATGAAAAATACTTATAGATTAGGTCAAATTATCAAGACTGATACAGAACAAAAGATGAAAAGAATGGTTAGTGGAGACATAGAAATATTACCTAAAGGAAGTAAGTTGTTAGTTACTAGAACTGGATTTAAGGTTCTTAACGGAGAATGTAAGGATCTTATAGTACCTCTTAATGGTAAGACAATAAAAGGTACTGATTATACAAATATAGCAAGAATGATTTATAACAGATTAAATGCAGTATATGGACTAGAAATGTATTTAGACGATGAAGAAATTGAGATGGATAGGTTCTTAGAAGAAATAGAAGATATTTTAATGGATATTTTATAAGGAGGACAGATGAAAAATAAATTAAATGTAATTAGATATTTAATAAATAGTACTTACGAAGAGTTAAATACAATCGAAGAATACAATAATTGCAAAAGAGAAGCGGAATTAGAAAGAAGAAGTCAAGCATCAGAAGTCGGAGAAGAACTAGCAAATAGAGAATACTTTGATTATATGTGGAGATATGAACGTAAGTATGGAGCAGGAAACAAGCAAAAAGTGAAAGACAATTTGAAGATGATTAGAAGAATAACTTTAGAAATAGAAAAAGAGCTATAGGGGGTAAAAATGAAAAGAACTAAGAGACAAAACAAAGAGATACTTAATGTAGTTGAAATAGCAAAAGAATATGTAAAAGCAGGATATAAATGTGGACAAGCGATAGACATGGCTCAAAGAGATATTAGAAAACAGGAGATAGAGAAATATGAAAGTAAGATTTAAAATACCTGGTCCAGTAGTGGCAAAACAAAGACCACGTCTTGGTAAAAATGGATCAGTGTATACTCCTACGAAAACTAAGGTATTTGAACAAATATGTAAATTAGCATATGGAAATAGATACTATTTTGATAAAGAATATATTTTAGTGAAAATAATATTTAAATTTGAAGTTCCTAAGAGTTATTCGAAAAAAAATAGAGAAGAAGCTTTAAAAGGAAATATAAGGCCAACAAAAGCAGATATTGATAATTATATCAAAAGTGTATTAGATGGACTAAATAGAGTTGCTTGGGGTGATGATAGATATATTTCTAGTATATGTGCAGAAAAAATATTTGCTGATAAATCGGAAACTATAGTTGAAATAGAAAGTGAGAGGATTAAATGAAAATATTAATCTACACAGTAATAGCAGTATTGATATTCGATCTAGGATTTGTTGCAGGTGCAGCATGGCATTCAGTACATAGATAGAGGTGAGTATATGAAAGGTAAACCAGGTACAGAAGAAGAGAGCAAACAAGTAATTGATATGTACAAGAGGGGATATACAACAAGAGAGATAGCAGCAAGATTAAATAGAAGTTACTGTTTTGTATATACGAGAATAGATAATTACAGAATAGATAATATGAAATAACAACAGAATAGGTGATTAAAACAGTATAGTATTAATCACCTATTATCAATTGATAGCCAATTGGTAATGATGTAGTTTATAAAAAGAGGGTGATGATATGGATGAAATATGGAGAGATATAGAAGGATATGAAGGTAAATACCAAGTGAGCAATTTAGGAAGAATTAAAAGCTTGAAAAATAGACATGGATATAGAGAAAAAATATTAAAGCAGTTATTAACACATCATGGATATAAGCAAGTAATGTTCTGCGATAAAAATAACGGAAAGAAAGACAAAAGATATATGGTCCATAGATTAGTAGCGGAAGCATTCATACCAAATCCAAACAATTATCCAATAATAAACCATAAAGATGAAAATCGAACTAATAATCGAGTTGATAATTTAGAGTGGTGCACATATAAATATAACTCAAATTATGGTAATTGTAGAGAAAAAATAAGTAAGTCTCATAAAGGTGAAAAAAATCCCATGTATGGGAGAACGGGTGATAAAAATCCTATGTATGGCAAGAATGGAGGAAAACATCAAAGGGCTAAAGGCGTAAAGTGCTTAACGACTGGTGAAGTATTCGCATCTATATCTGAAGCAACAAATAAATATAATGTTTGTGGTAGTCAAATTTCAAAATGCTGTAAAGGTAAAGCTGATTCAGCAGGAAAGCACCCAAAAACAGGAGAGAAACTAACATGGGAATATACAAATCAAATAAAAATAGAGGTGATTGAATGTTAGAGGAATTACAAAGCATTTTAAGTAATCTATATGCACAGTATGGCTTAACAAAAGACACCTTGCAGTTATCACAGTTGATAGATAGATTGATATATCAAGAAATGAAATATTAGGAGGGAATAACGATGGATGAAAGGTTAATTAAGCTCAACATTAACATAGATAAGATATGCGAATATAAAAATGAACTAGATATAATAAAGGACAATATAGACCTACTGAAAATGAATGTAGTAAAACAAATGTCAGAATTGGGACTAAATGAAAAAGCAGGTTTTTTAGGGAAAGCCACAATTATGAATTTTGATAGAGGAACACTTAATAAAGACTTAACTAAAGAAGGCTTAGAGAAAGCCACAGAGGGCGAGAATGTAACATTAGATGACTGTAAAAAGTATAAACATATTAGTTTCTTGCTAGTTAAAAGATTTGATAAAGAATAGGGAGATGGTTATATGCTTTCAAACAGAAAATTTATAAATGAGTTAAAGGCGAGAATAGAGTTCTTAGAAAAAGATATAGAAAGTAAAGAAAATACAGTTTGCAACTTGTTAGAATCAAATAAGGAACTTAGTTTATCTAATAATTACTTAGAGAATAAGATAAACACATTAGAAAAATTAGTTAAATGGCATGAAGAGAATGAATGTGAGTTAAATACAAAGTTATGTAGAGCACAAGGTCAACTTGATAAGATAGATAATTACACAAGAATGCTTGAAGGGAGAGGGACAAAATGAACTATAGATTGTAATGAATTTGCAAAGTTAGTGGCAAGAGGTAATAGATTATATTGGTTAAAAAGGAGCGAATAAATGAAATATAAAAATGAAACTATAGATAGATTAGTGTATAAAACAGAGAAGTTAAAAGAAAAATTTTGGAATGATTATTATGAAGAAGACAGTATGGCAAATGATTTATTGGATAAGTCTTTAAAAATAATAAAAAATCAAAGTGATCTAATTAATGAATACGAAAATATGAGATTCCCTATTTTAGATATAAGTAAAATTTCATTAGTAACAGAAGTGGACAAGTTAACAGAAGAAACACATGAGTTCATTAATGCAATAAGCAATAATGACGAAGATAACATGATTGAAGAGTTCTTTGATGTGATACAGGTTATGGTTAATGTTTTATATAGATATCAGATTACTTATAAGTTAGAAGATGGATTACAGGAACATATTGAGAAGCTTAAGAGCAGAGGATGGGAGATAGATAAATATTTGTAGGAGGGAAAATAAATGGAATATTACGGAAGAGCGAGTGTTGTAATAGATTTATGTTTTACAGTTGAAGCGGATTCTTTAGAAGAAGCGCAAGAAAAGATTATAGGTGCTGAATGTCTTGAATTTGAACTTAAAGACATGGAAGGTAATAAAATACTTGAAGATTATGATATGAATGAATGGTATGTAGTAGATGAAGTACAAAGAGGAAATATAAGACAATCAGGAATACATGATTTTGAAATATGGGAGGAAGATTAAATGAAAAAGGCTTTAGAGATGAACATAGGTGGAATAAAATGCGATAATCCAAATTGTGATTTTAATGATATGACTGTAAAAGTTGATGATTATGAAAGTTGGTTAAATAAACCGTGCCCTAAATGTGGAGAGAATTTACTAACTGAAAATGATTATAAAAATACTTTGTTTTTATTAAAAATGGTTGAAGTTGCTAATGAAATATTCCCGGAAAGAGATGATAAAGAAGAAGATGCAACTATGACAATAAATATGAATGGCACAGGGGAAATGAAAGTATAGATTCGAGGAAGTGAAATAATGAAAATAACTAAAGCGATTTTAGATGATAAGATACATAAGCATGAAAAAGGTGTAACTCATAATTTAACATTTAGACAATACATACGAGAGTTGGAAGATGAATTTGAGATAGCGAATGCAGATCTAGATAGTATGACAGATGAAGAACTGAATAATTATGATGAATGGTTGTGGGAACTTAGTTTGAAATAGATTTAAAATATAATATTTATTTAATAGGAGGAAAATATGAGTTATTTTGAATATATAAATTGTCCTTATTGTAATGAGGAAGTAAACTGTATGAATGTGGAATTTGATGGTCAAAATGAGGTTGATTTTGAGTGCTCTAATTGTGAAAGAGAATTTGAAATAACAAGAGAATGGCATCCGACTTATGGAACGAATGAAATTATTTACTATGAATGTGAAGAATGTGGTAAAGAAGATAGAGATGATAATATGTTTGAAGTAAGTAGCAATACATATCTTTGTAGGAGATGTTACTTTAAGAAAGAGATAGAAAAGATTAAATGAAATAATTCATTATTATAAATATAATTTTTATTTAGAGAGAGGGATATATTAATGGAATTTAAAGTAGGAGATACAAAGGAAATGTATTGTCCTTA